GCAGCCAAATAAGCTGTATCTATCCCCATAATTAGATAATAGGGGGGTATTGATAACTAGCTAACTAGATATGATATAACAATTACTAGATATGAAATTTTTAATTTTAGATAACTCAGATAAAAAAATGCTTTTTGATTTTTTAAAAACTTTGGAAAATAATTATTTAGTAGAAGTGAAAAAAAAGAGAAACACTAGGAGCAATAATCAGAATAGTTATTACTGGAAATGTATAGTACAAGAGCTGGCTAATTCTTGTGGTTATTTTCCTAACGAAATGCACGATATTTTACGAACTAAGTTCTTATCTGAATGGGAAATGCTAGAAGTAAATGACAAAAAAATAGGGGTAAATAAAATAGGATCTACTACTGATTTAGATACAAAGGCTTTTGAAGTTTATGCAGAGCAGATAAGAGTCTGGGCTTTAACAGAATTAGGGATAAGATTATTAATTCCAAATGAATATGAATAAAAAAAGCCTCCAAAGAATAGAGGCTCTTTAAAAAATTATGGAATTTTTTTAGGTTTACGACTGGGCAAAAATAAAAAATTAAATTAAATGGCAAAATTAAATAAGTTTTATTTTCAAAAAAAGAAACAAAAAAAAAGAAAAGGGATTCACTCTAAGAATAAAAGCCGAACTAAAGGAGGTCCTCAATATGTAAAACCTTATAGAGGTCAAGGAAGATGATATATAATTGTAAAAAATGCAAAGATAAAAAAGAATTAACTCGCTCTACTACTGTATTAAGAGATGGAAAATGGGTTACTAAAGAGGCATACTGTAAAAAATGCAAAGCCTATATGACTTCAAAACCTACAGAAGGATTCCCAGAATTGATAAGAACTGAGCCGACACTTAAAAAAAACGATGGCTAGAGGAAGAAAAAAAACTCCTACAAAAATAAAAAAACTACAAGGCACTCTAAAATCTGAAAGACAATTAGATAATGAGATGACTGTATCTCTAGTATCTAAAATTCCTACAGCTCCAGAGTGGCTTTCAGAGATAGGTAAAAAAGAATGGATTAAAGTTTGCGTAGAATTATTTAATAAGCAAATGCTCCATCAAATAGATTTGAGATTATTAGAGGCTTATTGCAATGCTATTTCGCTCCATATTGAAACTGAAATCTATCTTAGAGAGAATGGAAGAATACAAGAATTTAAAAATCCAGATGGAAGTGTAAAACATACGCAAGCAGTACCTTATCAAAAGATTGCTAATGATGCTTTAGATAGAGCTTTAAAAATTGCTACTCAGTTCGGCTTCACTCCTTCAGCTAGAAGCTCCATAAACCAGCCTACATTAATACAAAACAATACTGAATATAATTTCTTTGAATAATAAAACAAAAATAGTAGATAGGTTAGTAATTAAATTAATAATCCAGCGGTTATACTTTGTGAACGATTACAATTCCTGTCTGCTATTTTTTAAAATAAAATCTTGAGTAAAAAAAATAAATATTATTATGATGAGGAGGCTGCTAATAGAGCCGTAGCTTTTATAGAAACTCATATCCGACATTGTAAAGGAGAGCTAGCAGGCAAGAAATTTATCTTAGAAGAATGGCAGAAAGAGGATTTAATAAAACCTATATTCGGATGGAAGCATAAAGATTCAGGACTCAGAAAGTATCGTTCAGTATATTGTGAGATTCCTAGAAAAAATGGAAAGAGTACACTAGGAGCAAGTGTAGCTATCTATATGCTTTTTGCAGATTCAGAATTAGGCTCAGAAATTTTTAGCTGTGCTGGAGATAGAAATCAAGCATCCATTATATTTGATTTAGCTAAAAGGATGATACAGTTAGATCCTTTATTAAGTTCAAAAGCTAAAGTATTTAGAAACTCTATTACATTTCCTAACAAAGGAAATACTTATAGAGTCCTAAGTGCAGATGCTAGTTTGCAGCACGGTCATAATCCTAATGCTATTTTATTTGATGAGCTGCATACTCAAAAATCTAGGGAGCTTTATGATACAATGGTAACAGGAACAGGAGCTAGAACACAGCCTCTACTCTTTACAATGACTACTGCAGGAGCTTCAAAAACTGATGGAAATATATGCTGGGAAGTACATTCATATTCTGAGAAGGTAAAAAATAAAATTATAAATGATGATACGCATCTATCTGTAATCTATGCAGCCGATCCTGAAGATGATATACAAGATCCAGCAACTTGGAAAAAAGCAAATCCGAATCTAGGAATATCTGTATCTGAAGATTATTTAAAAACAGAAGCGAAAAGAGCTGCAGAGCTTCCCAGTTATGAGAACACTTTTAAAAGATTACATCTAAATATCTGGACTTCTACTGTTACAAAATGGATTTCGGATAGTGTATGGATGGAAAATTATGAAGAAATAGACTTAGAATCTTTGAAAGGTCAAAGATGTTGGGGAGGATTAGACCTAGCATCTACTATGGATTTAAGTTCGTTAGTGTTGTATTTTCCTATGGAGGAGCAAAAAGATGTAGTATTAGTATGGTTTTGGTGTCCTGAAGAATCTGCAGAACTTAGAGGAAGAAAATATAAGCTCCCTTATGATGAGTGGATAGCAGATGGATATATAAAAGCAACTCCAGGAGATGTACAAGATTATGAATATATAAGACAAGATATAAACAATATCGTAAATGATTATGATTTACAAAGCATAGCTTTTGATAGATGGAATTCCAGCCAACTTATAATTCAATTAAGCCAGGATGATGGTATTCCTATGAGTCAATTTGGTCAGGGATATCGTAGTATGTCAGCTCCTTCAAAAGAGCTAGAAAAGCTGGTACTAAAAAAACAAATTAATCATTTAAGGAATCCAGTTCTTAGATGGCAATGCGAGAATGTAAGTTTACAGACTGATCCAGCTGGAAATATTAAAATAAATAAACAACGATCCTCTGAAAAAGTGGATGGAATGGTAGCACTTGTGATGAGTCTTGGTGAGATGCTCACGGATGAAACTGAGGGAGATTCTATCTATAATGACAGAGGAATATTAAGCTTTTAAAATGAAAATAGAAATAGAAATATTAGCACTCTTAAGTCCTTCAGGATTTGAAAAAAGATTCCATAAACATTGTAAAAATGCTAAAAACTATTATGAAGCCTATGAGCTAACTGAGCAAGAGTATGAAGAAAATTTCGGTAAAAGAAGATACTCATCTTACGATAGTTTTAGAGTTACTAAAAATAGAAAAAATAGAAACAATGCTTCAAGGCAGAAGCTTTAAAATTTCGTATTATTGAGCTTCAATAATTATGCGAATTTTATATGGGGTTACTAGATAGACTGAGAGCAATTTTTACAAGAACTGAAAAACGTAACGGATTTTATGATGCAATGAGCCAAAGCTTCAGAGGTACTACTGCAGGGGTAGTAGTTACTGATGAGTCGGCTTTTAATTTTACAGCAGTATGGGCAGCTATAAGAATACTCTCAGAATCTGTAGCTCAACTTCCTTTATCAATTTATGAATCAGATAAATTAGGGAATAAAAGTCAAGCTTATAACCATAAGATTTTCAGCCTGTTACATAGAAAGCCTAATAACTTAATGACTACCTACACTTTTGTACAAAAATGTATGATAGATCTTTTGACTAGAGGTAATTCTTTTGTTTATATTAATAGAGGTAGAGGAGCAGTTCCTGTAGAGTTGCTTCCTTTAGATGTAAAAAAAGTTAGGCTAGTAGAAAATGAAGGGGAGATTTTTTATGAGTTGGATGATGGAGGAATTATAGATTCCTATGATATACTGCATTTTAAAGTAATGAGCAAAGATGGTCTTGTAGGAATGTCCCCAGTTGATGTTGGAGCTTCAGCTATAGGATATGGATTAGCTTTAGAGCAGTATGGAAATTCCTTTTTTAGCAATGGAGCTAAAGTTTCTGGAGTTTTATCTACTGATAGACATTTATCTGATGAAGCTATTACAAGATTACGAACTTCATTCGCAGAAAATTATACAAGTATAAGGGACTCTAATAAGACTATGGTGCTGGAGGAAGGTCTTAAGTTTCAACAGATTAGCCTATCAAATGAAGCCTCGCAGTTCCTCAAATCCAGAGAATTTTCTATTACTGAAATAGCTCGACTGTTCAACCTCCCTCCTCACTTACTTAGAGATCTGACAAAGTCTAGCTTTAATAATATTTCAGAACAAAGTAGAGAGTTTGTTCAGTATTCTTTAATGCCTTATATAGTGATGATGGAATCAGAAATGAATTGTAAATTATTTAGAACTACTGAGATAGGAAAAGTTCATACTAAATTTGCAGTAAATGCTTTACTAAGAGGAACTCCAAAAGATAGAGCAGACTACTACAGAACAATGCTTAATATTGGAGCAATGAGTATTGATGAGATAAGACAATATGAGGAGCTACCAACTATAGAAGGTGGAGAAAATCACTTTATGCAGTTGAATATGGCTACTTTAAATGATATAATAAAAGGAGGAACTTTAGGAAATAACAATACGGATGCCGATACCGAAGCCTAATAATAACGAATCTGAAAAAGAATTTTTAGATAGATGTATGGTAGATCCTACTATGGTAGCAGAATATGATGATAAACAAAGGTACGCTATATGCGAATCTCAATTAGAAGAAAATAAAAAAACTATGGAAAAAAATATAAATGAAAGACATATTAAAAAGATTGTTGAGGATGAAAACTCCATTACTATCGTTTACGCTAAAACTGAGGATTTCGAAGGTATCGAAATTGATAAAGAAGATAATGCCGAATCGGTGGAAAGTGAGCAAGAGGAGGAAGCTTTAAGAGGTCCAGATGATTTAGAAGAAGATCCAAAAGAGGATATCTTGGAGGAAATAGATGAAGAAGAAGAAGAAGAAATAGAAGAAGATCCAGCTTTAGAATACGCTAATAGAAGCACTCATAAGATTGATGTATGGGACAAAAAACATACTCAGGAAAAAAGATTTTTTGAAGTAGAAACTCGCATAGATAAAAAAGCTGGTAAAGATGTAGTAGTAGGACACGCTGCAGTCTTTAATTCACTATCAGAAGATTTAGGAGGATTTAGAGAGAAGATAATGCCTGGAGCTTTTGATGATGTTTTAGATAATGATGTCAGAGCTTACTTTAATCACGATCCTAATTTTTTATTAGGGAGAGTATCGGCTGGCACTTTAAGGTTAGGAGTAGATGAAAAAGGATTAAGATATGAGCTAGATATTCCAGATACAACTGCAGGGAGAGATTTAAAGGAGAATATGCGAATTGGCAATATTACCCAGTCTAGCTTTGCTTTTACTTTGGGTAGGAATGGCGACTCTTGGGAGCGCAATGAGGATGGAAACGATATTCGTATTATCCACAAAGTAGATCGGCTTTATGATGTTTCTCCTGTGAGTTTGCCTGCTTACCCTTCAGCTGATAATTTAGCTTTAGCAGTTAGAAGTAACTTTATAGATAAAGAAAATACAAGAAAAAAACAAGAGGAAGAATTTGAATTGAATACATTATTAAACTTAAAAATTAATTTACTAAAAAGAAAAAAATGAAAAAATCATTAGAATTAAAAGAATCTCGTTCTGGTTTAGTAGATACTTTGGAAGCTATAAAAAATACTGCTGAAGGAGAATCTCGTAATCTTAATGAGGCTGAAACTATTGAAGTAGATAATACTCTAGCTTCTATAGATGAATTAGATGTACAAATTACAAGAGCAGAAAAAATGGAGGCAGAATTAAGAACTGCAGCTAGTGTATCTGGAGCTAAAATTTCTACAAAAACTGATAAGGATTTAGATAGATTTACTTTTCAAGGAGCTGTAAGAGCTGCTTATAGTGGAAAAGTAGATGGTATCTATAAAGAGATGCACGAGGAAGCAGTAAACGAATCTCGATATACTGGTAATGCAGTAAAAGGTTTCGGTATTCCTTCATCTGTATTAACAAGAGCGTGGAGTACATCTTCAGTAAATGCTGAAGAAGTAATGAGCTTTACAGATCAATTAGAGAAAAATTTAGTATTAGCTTCAGCTGGAGCGAATACATACTTTGGGATTAACGATATGAAATTCCCTGTATTCTCTGGTATTACTTCATCTTGGGTACAAGAGGATGGTT